TGAACGCCATTGTGATAGCCATTCACGTTGCTCGGATGAAATGGTGTCTCCTAGTTGGTTTCGTCTCTCACGATAGATTGATGAACCAATCTTGTATTGGGCTGCTGCAACCATCTCTGGGGCTGTTAGTCGTCGACGGTTTTTGTTGTTGAGTTGACGGTTCCAAGTTTGGAAACTGAACCCATCTCCACCAGGGGCTAGGTATCCTGCTGTGTTTCCGTATTCGTTGAATAGGTCGCTGTTGCTTCGTTGCCATCCATCGAATTGTTTGGTTGGTTCTAGACCGCCTTTAACTGGTTCGGTCTTGTGTCCAAGGTAGATGAAGGCATCTTCACCAAACTTTTTGATGAACTCATCAACTGCTGTGTCGCGGTTGTTTTCTTGGAGTTTATAAAACTCTTGTGACAAAGCGGAAGCGGTGATGTCACCACCATCTGTTTCTAAACGGAAGTCAATACGTGGCGAGGTAGGACCAGTGAACTGGAATAGGGCACGTAAACCTGCCATCACTCTTGCTTTACGTTTTGCATCCGAATACATTTTTGCTACTTCGTTCGGGTCTTGCATATTGTATTCGCCAGTTTGTATTAAGAAACGTACTGTTTCTGCGTAGGTGCTACCAAAGATTGTTGCCATGTTAGTTGTGTCGCCCTTGATGGCTTCGATTCCACGGGCAGCCCACTGTGGTGCCAACGATTTCAAACCAACATCACCATATGGCAGAACCATGTTGCGTACAAAGTCCAATCTTGGTGTATCTGGCAATAATTCCGATGCAGCAATTTGCACTACAGGACCGCCACCAGGTAGGTTTAAAACTTGGAAAGCACCCTTGATTGGGAACGCCAGTAAAGAACCAGCCCATCCACCAGCAGGGAAGTTGAACACGTTTTTGCCATCTGTTGAATCTTTGGAAAACCAACCTGATAGTGCGTTGTCAGGGTTGTCTGAATCGTAGTTTGCTGCGTTGAAAGCCAACTGTGTTTTACGTACACGCGATGGGTCTTCAATCAGGTATGACGAGTATTGTCCGAGGGTTTCACGGAACGCTGTAGCAAATGGCATGACCACTCGCAGCATGTCTTCAAGGTTGTTTTTTTCTTGGGCGTTATACAAAGTTTTTTTGAGGTCATAGACAGCCATTGCTGAAGCAAACTGTTCTAGTTCTTCAATGGTTCCGTCGCCTGTGGATACTTTGCCAAAGATTTTGTTGTAAATGTTTTTGTTACCAACATACTTTTCTACAGTCATTGACCCTTTTTTGCCTTCGTCAATTAGGTCGGCGTTCAAATCGTCAACATATTTTGTGATGTTTTGTTGCAAACGAGTTTGCTCTTCTGGTGATAATAACTTTGCTTTGTCTGCAACTTCACGGTAAAACGCTTGACGGTACAGTGGTGAACGTTCAAGTTTTTGTGTTGCTTTGCCAACAAGTTTTGTAAAGAACCAGTCAACACCGCTGTCTAATGATTTGCTGAGACGGTCAAGTTTTTCTGTTTTGCCTTGAACAATACGGTTAGCAACTTTTACTTTTTGTGCAAGTAATCCTTGGTTTCCTTTTAGGTCTATCATTTCACGCAAACTTTGACTACCGAACAAACCTGGGTCCTTGGTTCTAACAGTGAACGCTTCACCTGGAGCAACAGGTTGAATGATTGCGTGAGGTTGATTTATTGTTGTTCCTGGGTTAAATGGGTCTGGAGCAACATAGTTATCTACACGAATAATGATTCCTTCGCCGCCTGCATCAAGTTTTACTAATCCGCCAACACCTGTAGTTGTTGACTCTCCAGCGTAAACAACGGTGTCCAATCTTTTTGGGTCCATTGTTGGTTCAAACTGAACCTCGGATGTAAGTTGTCCACCTGGCGTTGGGGTTGGTCGTGTGGTTTCAATTCCTCGTTCGTCAAGAATTGTTTGGATTCTTGGAACACGGTTATGCGCTATAACAAAACGGAGTTGTTCATCCTTTCGAATGATTGTTTGTATTTTTGCGCTTGCCGCATTGTCAACCCACGCAGCAATTAAGTTCGTGTCATCTATGTTTTCTATTTTTATGAACTGTGGTCTACCATTTGCTGGGTCGGCAATACGCACACCGTTTTTGAAGTATGCAACAATCGACTTTGCAGCCTCTTTGCCTTCCGTCGATGTTTCTAGCCAATCAACAATTCCCGCTGTGCGTTCTGTTTTTGGAAGATTCCATATTGCTGCAACTCTGCGCAAAATAGGGTCATTGTAAATTTGACCCAAGTTGTCAATATAGCCAGTTGTGTGACCTGCTGCGTCCAATCCTCTGTCGATGAGCGAAAAGTTTTCGGTACGGAACATGCGCTCATTGGCGGCAAGTGGGTCTTGTAAATGTTCGTACAAAGTTTTGCTTGTTGAATCTTGAAAGTCTTTCAAAACTTTTGTAAGCGCACCACTAACGTCGTCTAGCGAATCTTCAAACGTAACGGCTTTGCCTTCAAGGTTGCCTGTGAGCGGACCAACGTAGCGGCTTCCCATAACTGTTTGAATAAAATGGAATGGGTGTGTAAAGAAGTTTTCGTAGCCGCGTGCACCAATACGAATTTGTGAGTCAATCATGTTTCTAACCACATAGCCGCCTGTGGCTAGAACCATTGGTTTCCATATTTCTGTTTGGATTTGTTCTGCAAGTGCTGGAATTAGTCGTTGGTCGCCATTTCTTTTAGCGTTAGTTAATGCAACTTTGACAAATTTGTTTCCTGTTAATGCGCGAAGTTTTCTGTAGTCTGGCAAAACATATACGTTCTCTGCTAGTTCCACAAGTGCTGTTGGTCCTTGGATGCGGAGTTTGTCCCATTGTTCTCGACTAAAACGTGACAACTCTTTATCAGACAATCCAAGTTGACGTAATTGTTGCAGCAAACCACCGTCGTCTAGGTTGCCCATTTCGTCTGCACCGAATACGCGAATCTTGGCTAATTCTTCTTTAATGTTTTTTGTTGCTTCTTTGGCAATGTTTGCATCGCCACCAGAATGTTCGGTAATAATTTCAATAAACTTGGCGTAAGTGTTTTCTGCGGCAACTTTACGTTCTGCACCGTTTTCCAGAGAAAGTCCCGACATTGCTTCGCCAACAAAGTTATCGAATGTTTCTGGTAGTGCGGTATGAATTTTTAGTCCGCGTAAAAAGTTTGCCATGTTTGTGACAGCCTTGGACCGCTCTAACCCAGTGCCAAAGTTTAAGACTTTTTCTGTAGGAATATCTGTGTACCATCTGCTGTTGCGAATGGTTCGGTACAGTGGGATTCGTTCACGGATAACTTCACGGGCAGCGGAGGTTGCGCCTGTTCCTGAAATGTCACCGATTTGGCGTGGCAACATAACATCTGCGACGTTTGCTTCAAGCCGTGCGGCAGCCTCACCAATGATTGCTTTAACTTTGAGGGGGGTGTCTGCGTCTGCCAGTCGTGCTGCGGTTGCAGGGTCGATGGTTCCCTTGAAGTCTTCCATGATTTGAAATGCTGCTTTGCCACGTAATGCTGATGCTGCTTTACCCGTAAGTTTTCGTGCAGCGATTTGTGTTGTTGCTTCTTCACCAAAGCCTGCGATACGAGCAGCCATTCTGACTGCTTTGTTGTTGCGTTCAAACCATGAAAAGTAATCGGAGTTTCTAAATGAGATTGCTTCAGCGGAATCTAAACCTATTTCGCCTTTAGCAATTTTGGATGCAGCAAGTGCGGCTTCTCCTGTTAGAGAAGGAATTTTGTCTGTTTGTACAAGACCACGGTCAACAAGTTGTTTTGCTAATCCTTGAGATATTTTACGGGTGCCAACTAAACCTTTAACGGTTTCATCTACGTATGCGCCAGTTTTTGCTAATCTGAACGCTTGACCTGCGTACAGTGTTGGGTCAGCAAAAATGCTTACAGCAGCATCAAAGAACCCTGAAAGCAGTGAGTACTCTTTGGTTCCTGGTGTAAACAGAACATCTGCTGCACCGCGCCCAACAGTCCAAGCATGGTTGTTGATTGTTCCACGAAAGTCTCGGGCTTTTTGTGCTTGTGTTTCGGCGGCTTTACCACCAAGAAAGAATCCGCTACCTGTGTCTTGACCTGAAGCCATTGCACCAAGTTGTGTTGAAGCAAACCAACCATCAACACCTGCAGGGTTGTTCCCTGAAAATGCTTGTGATGCAACGTTTTGTACTACGTCGGGCGTAAATTGTAATGCTGCGAAACCCCATCGTGTTGCTGCTTTGGCTGGGTCATAAATAGTTTTTTCAAACCAGTTACGGTCGTCAGGTTTATTTGGTGTGTTTGTTTCAATATACTTTTTACTAGCAACACCTGATATTGCTTCTTGTGCTTGCGGTGAAAGGTTCGGGTTCTTTGCCATGTCCAAAATGACACGTGCTGGAATCCAAGGAGATTTTTTGTAGATTTGACTTGCCGCTAATGCTTGTTGTGGTGTGACTGTTTTAGCAATTTTGTTTTGTGCGTCAATGTTCCCTTGCGCGTCTTTGTCATTATTTTCCTCGTCTACGGAATCGAAGACGTTAAAGAATCCAGCCATTAGTAGCCTTCGCGCAAATAGGAATCCAACATGTCTGCAAGTTCGTCACTTGGGTAACTTGTGTACAATGCGCGTAGTTCATCGAGGATAGGGTCGCTGTTGCGTGGACCGATGTATGCGTTTCCGTTCGACATGCGTCCAGGTCCGAATGGTGCGCCCGCAGTAAGGGGTTCTTGTGGGCGTTCTGTTGGTCGGTCTAATGGACCGTATTGACCTGGGGTTGATGTTGGTGCTGTAGGTGCGGCTGGTGCTGCTGGTGCGCCCATTGGTACTGCGCGTTGGGCTGCTATCTGTGCGCCTGCTTCACCGTATGTTTGTCCTGGTACCGCTGATGGTGCCATGTTCAAATCTGTGCGTTGTCCGTATGCTGCCATTTATAGTCTCCCTCCTAAACTGAGAACTGCTCCAGGTGTTCCTGGTTGTGCCATTGCGCCTGCTGGTGGTCCACCAAGTTGTGCTAACAATCCTTCCACACCGCTTGGACCTTGTGGTGCTGTTGGTTGTTCTGCACCCATACCTGGCATTGCTAGTCCTGGCATTGTTTCTGGTGCGCCTTGTGGTGCCATCGCAGCCTGACGTTCTTGTGCGCGTTCCTGAGTTTTTTGTACAGCCTGATACAAACTCATATTCTTTTCTACTGTAAGCATCGTTAGGTATGCAAGGTCATCTGGTTGGTATGGTCCGTTAGGGTCAGCGGCTTGTGCTTGAATACTTGACAGCAGCGCGGCTTCTACCGATTCGGATGTGATGCGGTCTTTTTCTAGTTCAGGGTCGGTAATCAACGGGTCGGATTCACGGGCAGATTCTTTTGACATCAAACCTGTACCCAGTCTTTGACCTAAACCTACGATAAGACCGTTAACATCTGAACCTGATGATGGGTATGAGACGTAGTGGAAGTCTGTTTCAAATACTTTGTTTGGCACATAGTTGGTCATGCCACCTGATGCGCGTCCTTGTAGGAAAAACGATTTCTTTTGATTGCCCCAATAGGCTAGTTCGATTGCGATAGCAATACGGTCTTCTTCGTACAAGGCTTGTTCAAATACTGCTTGGGCTTCTTGTACACGGAAGTCAATTGTTGATGACAGTACGTTTTCTCCGCGGCGACCTGTACGGATGTTGGTGCCTGATTCGCCACCGAACTCTGCAGGGATAGCACCCTCCAAACGCTCTTGGCGTTCGAGACGGTCTAAGGCTGTATCGGTTTTGTATCCTGGGTTGGTCTGTAGTTGTTGAATGTCGCCGCCCTTGACAACACCTAACTGCCCTGTTTTTCCGTCAGCCATCTGGATGATTTCAGGGTTCTCACCAGCGCGGGCTACAAGGTATTCGTCTGGGAAGATGCCGCGTTCGATAGCGATTTCTGTGAGTGCTTGTAAACGTGCGCGTGTGAAATACATTCCGAGCACACCGTCATACTGACCCTTTGGGGTATCTAGTGAGATACGACTTGGGATAACTGACAGTGGCATACCTGTACGGTTTGGCATCCGTTCCAGTTCAATGGTTTCTAAACCTGCTCGTTCTGGTGGTGTCATTCCTTCTGCAACTGGCGCACCCATAACACACAAAACGATTTCTTGGTCGTCACAGTATTCGAGGATAGTGAAACGTGAGTCAGGTGTGATGCGTCCTAAGCGGAGTTTGCCGACAACTTGTGGACCGTAGTTGTTGATAAGCCATTGTGCGGTTTTGGTGTACGTAAAAATTGTGTCATCTGGGACTAGGTTGTCTGGGTCTTCGTGTGGTGCAGCGTAAGTGTCTAACGGGTTACGGATAGACCAGGTTGGTGTAAGCGTTTTAAAATCTGGGCGCAAATATACTGGGCTGGATGAGTATGCGAGGAAGTGTCTTGCGCGTCGACGCATTTTGAGTCCCATTTTGTTTTTGTCCCAGTATGACAAAATGATTTTTTTGCGAAGGCGTGCTTGTTCTTGTGAGTCTGCGTTGTTTTGTTTGATTGGTGGGAAGAATGGCATCGGCATTGTTGATGCGATACGCATAGAGGTTTGGTCTAACCCTTGTACGAGTAGGTTTGCTACGTTGGTTCGTGCGTTGCGGTCAAGTTCTGATAATGGTATTACGATGTCGCCGTTGGCGAGGTCTCGTACTTCGCGCATACGGCGCAGGATGGGTCCTTGTGCTTCGCGTCGTGCGTCGTAGAGGGCTACTATTTGTTCAACTGATTGCACTGTTTGTAGTTCTCCTACAGTAGATGGCTATGCCAACAATACTATACTCAGTTACCGCTTAGCATCCATGAAGGTCGCCACTGCCTCGGTGGGAGTTTTATGCCGCCGACTGTTGGGAAGTGTAGTTCTGCAAACCAGTTTGCCATCACAAGGTCGGTACCATTTTTTTTGTCGGGCGACCATTTGGTGAGTTCGTCTACGAGTGCAAGAGTTTTCCAGTTGCCACGCATTGTTGGTAGACGTACTGCTCCTGAACGGTAGAGGGGTGGGAGTAGTGCTTCGATACCAAGTTTTTCGTCGAATTTGTTTCGGTGTGTGGTGTGGGGGATGATGTTTACCATTTGTCGTGATTGCCATTTGCGAACAAAGTCGTGGGCTAGTAGGAATCGTTGGGCGGCGTTGACCTCAACCACGATGTGTGATACAGGGTAGCCGTAACTAAACGCACGATTAGTCCAATCTTCCAACAGCCCAGAGTATTCCCCTGTCGAGGTGTCATAACCCAACAGTTCTTCGGCAGTCAGTTTGATTCGTTCGACATCTATCAAATATCTAAGGTTTGTTGCAGGCTGGTACAGCCACCATTGGATACCCCAGAATTGTGATGGGGATGGGTCAACAGAAATCAGTGAAATAACTGGCGGGGTGAGTCCTTCGGGGACTTGACCAGGTAAACGGTCGTTATCAATACAGCCAGGATAGAGAACACCGTCGGGTCCTAGTCCACCTGTTATCCACACCCTGGAGATTAGGTTGGTGTCGTCTGCGTCGTCTTCTTGTTGGTAGACAACTTTGAATGTGCGCGGGTTTGAGTACCTGATATATGATAAATCTTTCCAACCGAGACGTTGCGGGTCCAGTAATGGTCCTTCAGGGTACGGTTTGGCATCATATCGACGTGATTTTGGACCGTCATCTAGTTCAGGGTAATAAGATTTGTACACAATGTGTTTGTATTTAGATGATTTGACTGGTTCTGTGGCAGCAAATGACTCTGGTGTGGTCATGTCTGACCCGTCATAATCTTCTTCGTCGATGTCATACGAGATTTTGTTGAGGCAATGAGCATACAAATCGCCTGAACCGAGACGCTGACCCACGACAGCGAGTAATCCTGCTGGGTCTACACGGGCTTCGGCTACTTGGTCCCAGCGTTCCAACAGTTTGTCACGGGTATTTCCCTCACGGGCATTATCTACAGATGCAACGTCGTCAAATAGGCAGAGGTCTGCGCGGTGTCCAATGTATTCTGAGTCGATACCGTATGCACGTACGGTTGGTTCTTTGTTATCTAGCCCGTTGCCGTCGAGTTGTTCTACAACAAATTCTTCTGCCCGCCATAGTGCACCTTTGTCGGATGGTTTGAACCTGCCGTAGTCCACTGACAGGCATCCTTGCGCGTCGACTGCCAGTCCTTTCTTTACGATTTCTGGGTCTGGGTGGATTGGTTGTTGGCGTTCTAAAGTTTCTCTGATTCGGCGGCTGTATTGTTTTGCCATTGCTTGGGAAATGGAACCAATCATCACACGGATGGCACGGTTACGGACAATAGACCAGACGGCTACGTCGTGGAAGAGGGTGGATTTGCCTGCTCCTGGTGGGACGTTGAGTACAACAAATTCTTTTTCAGGGTTTTCTAACATCTCTACTAGGGTTACGGCTGCTTCTACTTGCCATGGTGACGGGACACGCCCTAAATAATGTTTTCTGAAGAAGTCGAAGTCATGTAACCCGCGTAGTGCTTCGTCGCATAGACGGTTGTGGGGGATGGCTGGTAGGAGGTTGTTTGATTCATCGAGGTCTTGTTCGTATGCTCGGTATTGTGCGCCGCCTTCACGTGATTTGGTTTTGGTGACTGCGAGTACTGCTGCGTCTAGTTTGGCTTTGGCTGCTTTGGATTGGGCTAACCAGCGTGAACCTGTGTTGATGTGTACACCTGAAATACGGCTGGCTTCGGTTATTGATGAGCCTGCTGCTATGGCTGCGAAGAATCGTTGTTTGTCTTCGGGGTTGACTTTACGTTTGGTTCCCATGTAGGGATAAGACTACTTCTTTTTAATCTTGGTGTTTTGTTTGTTTTTCATTTGTGCAGTTAAAACATTTTCTGCAGCAACAGCGGCGCTGCCAGTAAGTAAACCTTGAACTTTTCCTGCGCTGTTTGCACGTGAAAGTGCTTGCTCGGCTGCGCCTGCTTGGTTCATCATTCGTTGGGTTGCTGCTTCAACCGCTCTAATGCTTTTTCTTCCAGTTGTTGACACTGAACGTCCAAACAGTTCTGTTGTCCCGCCACGTGCAGTGTTTAATACGCCACTGTTGTTTTTGAGTCTCATAGTTTTTGTATATAGTTGACCGCCGCGTGCTGCTGCCTCGGCTGCGTAACGCTGATTCATCACGGTGATTGCCCCTAATTCACCTGCACGTAATGCTTGAATTGGTGCTCTAACTGCTTTGATTACTGGAAGTGCGTATGCTGCTGCACTCAATGCCACAAATCCTGCGTTGGTAGGGGTTGGGTTCTTTATTAATCGTTTGACATCGCCAACACCTGATGACTCAACAGCAACAGATTTAACTTGTTTGTTGTTCATTGCCACGTTGAGTGGTCCTACAACTGCTCGTGATGCAACTACTTTTGCTGCTTCGACTGCTTTGTTTTTAAAATCGGCGAGGTTGTCGCTCCAATCAATTTTTTTTGGTTTTGCCATGTTGCAAGAATAGCAGACATGTGGTATTGTCATTGCACACCTGTCGGGAGACAGCAAACGAGCAAGTCCCACCCTAGATGAATAGGATTGGGCAACCAAGGGTTGTGCACCGTTTGCGTGGTGTGGGGCTTATCCACGGGAACGTGGTTCGACCTCCATGCTTTGATGTGGGGGAGCAGCGTAAACAACGTCATATGTTTATATTTTGGTGTCGGCTTAAAGAGTTTGGCTACGGCGACCTGTCCTTTGTAGGGCGAACTGTGGGGGGAGCATTACTTTGTGGTTTTACTAATCTGCCGCGTCGCATACGCGACTTGCCCTCAACTGACACGGGTCACCCAGTCTGAACATTTAATCCTCTGCGGAGAAACATAAACGATGCTCTAAAAAGAAGTGTGGCAAACCTGAACTGTATCACAGCCCAACCCCCCTCCACCTAGGGCATGGGTCAAACTCGAAACGTATCACGCCAAAGACGACAGGCTGCAACCAAACAAAAGAGTGAAAACATCCCGCGACGATATACCTATGGTATACCCTCCCTAGCCTCGGCAGACTCCCAGTCGCGCCCACAAGTTACCGTCAAGTAACCTACTGACAAGTAACTTTCCTGCCGATAATCTACTGCTGAGTAACCTACCTGCCAGTAACCTACCCACAAGTAACAAAAGAATACGCATACCCACTGCAAAAAGTTTGCATGGCGCAGGGTCGCCTAGTGGGAATGGTTCTCATTGTGCACCTATCTCACTTGGTGATGTGTTGGGCGTTGGTATCTGTGTTGGTGATGGGGGTGTTGTTTGGTGATATATCAAAGGTTTATTACGAATTGTCGTACGCTTGGGTTGTTTTGCCTGTACCGTGTTTGGTGTAGGGAATAAGCCCTACTACTAAGGGTAAGGGGACATTGTGGAAACGAAGAAGCAAAGCAAGGTGACTGAGAGCGGAAGGGTAGCCATCAAGTGCAAGTATCTTGGGGCAACCAATACGCTAGGGTCACGCATCACGGTGCAACGATATGAGGGCGGGGCTTGGGGTAAAGACCCTATGCGCTTGGTCATCTCTTGGGACTATGCCCTCAACATTGGCGAGAACTACGCCGAAGCGGTGCGCCAATATGTAGAGCGGGCAAATTGGGGCGGGGTTTGGTTCACTTCAACTTGCACTGATGGGGCGGTTGCAGTGTGCTCTACCAATTGGGACAATATGCAATCATTGGGGGGCGAAGTCCAAAGCAACTAGAGCAAGTACCCCTAGCGGTGATGCCGTGCCCGTTCAATCGGGACTAGGGACAATGCGAAAGCAGACAAACAACCAACTACAGAACGGGGAAAGCATGAAAGAGAAGAACTGCAACGAACTTGCCGACATTCTTGGCAATATGTTCTACAAAGCAGACAAAGCAGGGAAAGCGAATGTCCGTAGACATATTTACGAAATTATGACATTGCTAGAAAATACAGAAAAAAACTTCAACGCCAAACAATTTGAGAGCAAACTAGACCTAGAAGCAGGAGAAAGCGCATGAAAATACAAACAAAAGCCAAGTGTGAAGAATGTGGGCGAGTGTTCAACCTAATGGACGAAGAGGACGCAAGCGAGTTCTACTACGGGCACGACTGCGAGGGGGAATAGTGGCTTACTATCAGACAAACACTGACCACGAGGGCATAATCTGTGACAGTTGCGGTGATGACCGTTGGACTACTCACCCGAAATACGGAACCAATGTAGATGCGAGACTAGAAGAAGCCGAAGCAACGGGGGTGCGCTGGTCATGGACGCCACGATACTCAAGTGACAAGGTGACTTGTGAGGGGTGCGGAACTCTCACCCACTAGAGCGAGGTTATCCCTAGCCCGATACAGTCGGCAGAGTGTCACGCACTCACTAGGGAACGATGCAAAAGCAGAATAAGCAACGAAGGGATAAATGTATGGGTGAAATAGTAATTATGGGCATAGGTTTTGACCGTCCAACGGTGACATTACCAATGACCGCAACAAAAGAAGAAATTGTCGGGGCGATAGTTGCCACAACACAAGAAGAAGAAACGGAAACGGGGAAATAATGGAAGAACTAACTTTAGAAAAAATCTATACCTATATTTTGGTTGGAAGAGTCAACCACAGATTGAACATTGAAGAGACATTGACAGGCGAAGGTTTGCAAAATCTTTTGACCTTGAATTGGGACGCTGTTAATCCGATAGAAGAAACGGGGAAATAATGAAAGAGATTATCTATATTATGCGAGACTATCCCGAAGCAGTCATCTTTATGTGCCTTGTCGGTATCTTTATGACAGGGGTATATCTTGGGACGATTACAGAGCGTCAGAAGTGGGGCAACTAATGAAACTAAGCCAACAACTATTCCACGAAGCAACAGCGCTCTTCTGGACAGATGGAGACGAGGACACTATCTATCTCTTGGTTCGCAGGGCATTGACCGAACGGGGCTACGAAGAACTGTACGCCGATAACGCAGACAGCGAGGACGAGGACTAATGGCTACCGCACAAGAACTAGCACAGAACATTGGCAAGACAGCACTACTACAGGTGGCAGGGTCGGCACTGTGTTTTGAGGTGGAGATAGTGGACGCTCGCCAGCGTTACGGTAATTTAGATTACAAGGTGAAGCCCGTTATGGGTGAGGGTGAAGCGTGGCATCAGGCGGACGGTATGAAAGTGAGGGAACAAGTTACCGTTGGGTAAGTTACCAACAAGTAACCAAACATATGTTTGTTTATGATGAGGGGTAAGGGTTTGAGGGTGTGACATACTTCACAAAGATAATCCTTGACAAGCACTCTTATCTGTGATACACTTAGTAACAAGCAACACAAGAAGGGGAGAGGGGGTGAACAAATGAAAACACGCAAGTCATATGAAGACATTGTCTATGACCGTTACAGCGCAGCGAAGGCAGTATTGCCATCGTTGCCACAAGAAACTGGAGAACAGGCAAAAGTAGCCTCACTCCACGCCATAGCAGAAGCCATATACAACGCAGACCTCGGCTACGACTTTGGGTTCTGCTCGCCAGGCTCAATTGACAAAGTTGTAGACGGGTATGAGGTTTGCTTCCCGTAAGCAGACAGGGTGACTGGCAGACATCGGGGTTCAAGTCCCCGACACCCACGATGAAAAGTAATCCTTGACATCCCATAGTATTCGTACTACGGTTAGACATATCAACATCAACGAAGGGAACACAGCAATGGAAGCAACAATCACGGGTACAGATAGGTTGAACGGTTACGACAAGCGCCAACACCTAATCGTAGAAGTGTCATCGCCTAGAGCGAAGGGCACAGTCAGAGTGCACACAATGAGCACGACAGACAGGTTACGAGTAGAGGGCACACTGGTTCTCAATGGTGGCGAGCGTGAAATGCACGCAGGGCACGCTTGCAAGAACAAGAACGGGGAGTGGGTCGGAGAAGCGAACCGCCATTCGTTTAGTTTTAGCACAGCACCAGCAACAGGCAAACAAATTGAACTAGCGAACCTTGTCATCGCCGAAGTGTGCAGGGTAGCAGAACAAGACGCACCTTTTCAGTGGGAGATGATGAGCACCGAAAAATACTATGTTGAGATGGATTTAGAGAGGGCACAGGAAAAGGTAGAGGAGTTGAAGTTGGAAGTGCTCGCACAGCAGACCCTCATCAACGAGTTAGAGCAGAAGGTGAGGGGCTACTAATGGCACGCACAAAGCAACTAAACATCAACGCAATATTGAAAGCGTATGAAGCGGAAGCGAAACGGGCAGACCGCAATGCGAAAGCGACACGGGGCGACCCGTTAGAGCAGTATTGGCTAGCACACGCTTGTCAGGTCAGACAATACAAACAACAAGCAGAAAGGGTACAAGTATGAAACAAGAAACAGACCCAAGCCAACGCTCCTACAGTTGGGGTGAAATGGCTGACCTAACACACAAAACACAGGTTGAGATATTCAACTGGTGTGGGTGTGAAGACAACGAAGGCAATGATAACCCATATTCAGACTGTCCAACAGGAGATGAAGTAATCGGTATCGCATTAGACGCAGGTGGTTTGGTTTGTTTGCAATGCGCTAATGAACCAAGAAATAAAGGGGCATCATCACAGCCATCATACGAAGAGGGATACCCCGATGGCTATACCTGTGCTGAATGTGGTGACGAATGGTATCCGTTCGGCTACATAAAGGGAGAAGAAGAATGAACAAGTATTCGGTGTCAGTTTGGAACTTAGAAAAGATATACGCGAAGTCAGAAGTGGAAGCAGTAGCCCGAATGAAACAAGAGTTCTACGGCGATTGGTACACCGCAAGAGACTTTGAGTTTGATGATGTTGAACTAGTTGAAGAGGAACTACACGAGGACTGTTGGAAAGCGTGGAACCTATACAAAGATGATGCGCTTACAGAGCAGTTTGTCAGGTGCGAAATCACAGAGGAGTTTGATGACGATGATGAGTTCTTGGTCACTATTATCGGCACAGTTTTTGTTGAAGCAGAAGACGAAGGCGATGCCGAGGATGTAGCAAGAGATGTGTTTGATTACATAAACAAAGATGAGTTTGAGATACATACTTCAATATAAAACAAACAACAACAAACAAAGGAGAACAACAATGAAGGTTAGCAAAGCAA